AGACAGTGCGCGGTGACCATGATGATTCATGAAACCGTTGTGAAACCTAAATAATTTTGATGGTTAACCTTACCATAAGGTACAGGAAAAACGTCTCAATTATTAATTATCCAGGATTCCAGGTGCTACTTAGAGAGCTTAACAGAGGAGGTAGTCATCGTGAAAAGAGGACGCTTCTTATTACTACGTAATATGAAGCTTAAACTCTTCAGCGGTGAATCCACCCTCTCACGGTTCTTAAGTTTTCCATCGAGTTTCTCTTCTGATCTTTCGACCAGTTTTGAAACCTCGACCAACCGATCAGCTTTTTCATTTAATTGAATAAGCTCATCGATTGTTTTCAATAGAACCATCTTCCCTATGTCATCCAATCACTGACTATCTCCAAAAAGAGAATCAGCGAGTGAATAAAACATAGTGTATCACGTTGAATACTCAAGATCAGAACCTGTTAAATTCTGATGGTTGGTATAATCAACAATACACAAATGTTTTGGTATTTCACCTGGACATAGAGCTGAAACCAATTTATCCGTCAATACTTGACGCATGTTTTCAGACGACCCAATCTCTCGTTTAATTTTCATTAAACGATGGAAAAGGGCCATCTTATGTCAAGGTTCATCATTAAACTTAATGTCAGCTATCAATTGAGAGCTTCGTTGAGGAGGGTTTTCACCCTTTAATAATGAACTAATTACTAACTCTAGAAAACCGATATTAAGATTTTCAACAGAGGATTTAATCCTTCTGTTTCAATCTTCAACCGGAACTATGAGAAGTTTAAGAACTTCATCATAAGATAAAGAATTCTTTTTAACTAACATAGATACTAGAGCTAATAAGCAAAATTTGTAATCTCCCAGAGAATAAGTTGTCTTTCTAACTATATTTTTAATAAAAGTTATAGGACTCTTAATTTTCCGAGAATTGAGAAGAGAAAATGCAATATTTACTCTTCCCATATTACTATTTTGCGACATAAACATCTTTCAAGAAACTGGAGATAAATTAATGCCATCTTTGGCAAAGACTTTTGCAAACTCAAAAGAAGAGTTGTTAGAAATAACACTCTTCGATTGATTAATATCTACACCAAAACCCTTCATAAGGTTTAGGTAAGATTCTGCTACGTCTTTATCAAAAATGACAATATCATCACCAAGTAGTTCATAATTAGAATACCAATCTTTAGCACTTAAAATAGTGCGACAAGAACGATATGCCATTTGAACTATAAAATGGTGAGTAACAGCCAACATAGCTCAACTCGATAGAGCTCCCATAGGCTGACCTACAGCATAAGACAATTCCTCAGAATACTGAGGGGTCTCTAGCTTATAAGTCCGTCCTATTAATAAAGTTTTTCAGCATTGCGCTCCCAATTCCCCTATTAAGGGAGTTAGGATAGCAACCTGAAGCTTTATCGGGAGTCTATCAGTCGCAGCTGATAAATCATAACCAAATGAACATCCAGCAATCTTAGCTTTTTCCATACATCTCTGTACAGATAAGCCTTGATTAAAAGTTGCATCATTTGGCAATGATTTAAGAAACTTAAAGAGCATTTCATGAAGTGGTTTTAAACTCGATTGAGTTCAAGAATCCACCAATGCAAATACTCTAAGTTTTCCAGCTGCTTCTTCCTTAATAGCCAATTGTCCTAAAGAGCTATAAGTTTCGGCTTTACAGTCGAACGCTTTAGCGAGGATCAGTTTAGACTCTTGGATAAAAGTAGAATAAATCATTAATCTGCTTTGACCAATTGTATCTAACATGTTTCTTAAGGTTCCTCCGAGACCTAAGCTGTATAAACAGCGGACGTCATAGAGGAAGCCCCTTCAGGACACTCGGTTACTAGGAGAAGAAGTTTCCAAAGGTAAGAATCCAAACTCTTTAGATAAGATCTCCTTATCAAAACGGAAGATTTGACTCTCTGCGAAAGCAGACAGCCAAGTAATCCCTCGTGTTAAGGTGAACTCATCTCCAGAGAAAGGATTCGTAATTGTCTCTAACTTAAGTTTACCGGGAATCCTTATAACTCTGTAAAGAGCAAATAGGGATCCTCAGTATCTTATGATAGAACTACTACCCGAGAGAATAGCTCTCCGGTCTTCTAAAGGTATAAACCTAGGAAGTCCGGAAGTTGTCAATCGGGGTAGTGGTAATTCCGGTTCAATCTCACGAAGAGATTTAAACGGATTACCGGCAATAGCCTTGAAAAGAGCTAATTGACTTGATTTCAGATACTTAACTGTAAATGTTTCCCCATGATGCTTTCGCATTATAAGGATATATGAACAGAAAGAGTATAAGATTTTAAGTCTCTTAGTAAGTTTCACTGGACCGTCATAGCAGGCGAGGATTACTCTTCACCCGATATTACGTGCCAGTGCTAATAATTCAAAAGAATTATTAAGCGAAACCATTGGTTCGCTAACTACACCGTCCCTGAATGAATTAACAATAGAGAAGTAAGAAAGATTTTTATTTTTTAAATTTTTCATATTATCTATTAATTAATCATTTAGGCAGAGTACCTTCAAGGGACTTTTTCACCCAGCATACATTAACCCGTATGGTGGGCGTAATCCGTTCCTTAGGGCGAAACTACTTAGAAGATTGCTCTTCATAAGCGAATCTGAATTTTCATATCAGATTACCCTTAGCAGACTATCTTCCCTTATCGTGATTCCCTCCCCCCGTTTCCGCATCAAATGATGCTGGGGTGATCCATATTGGATTTAAGAGGTGAAATACATAAGGTCGGGGTGTAAAACCCCAAGTGGCACTCTGTTCGAGTAGCTAGCAGACCAACACCGCTGTTCCCTCTTATAGAAGAGGGGACGGCAGGTTAGAAACTGCTAAGTCCTAGACCCTATACAATAACTTGTGAGAGTTTTGTGTAGAGCCTAGTGGCGATGCATTTCTAAGACATCCACCTCCGAACTAGGAACCCCTCGAAAGAGGATCTAGTCGGACGATGTTGTTTCCAAGAAATTGGAAACCTTCTATTCCTTCTGTAAAGAAGGAATAAAACGGTTTTCCCTATGCTGCTTATGCATAGAGAGTTTCCGCGAGACGTAAGTCTCGG